CATGACTTTGCAGGAAAGCGCCGGTCTTGGCTGGATGGGACCAGGTAGGGCGGGCACTCCGCTGCCCGCCGTCGGGCAATGGCACAACGGTCACCCTCTCAGCCGCAGCCCGCGGCGGGCAGGGGACTGCCCGCCCTACCTTGGAAACCTGACGCTCAATAATTTGTCTGGAGGGTCACGATGAATCCCACCTTATTATCCCGCCTCCATGCCGCCGCAGCCTTGGTTTTCAAGAGCGGCGCGCCCTTTCCCTTCAACAAGATCATGCCCTACGACGCGACGGGCGGGGAGAAAATGTACCGCGCGTTCGAGCAGTCGGCCTGGGTGATGCGGGCGATCAAGAAGATCGCGGGGCCGATTGCGGCGGTGGACTGGAAGTTCACGCGCAACGGCCAGCGGTTCGAGGAGGAGGAGTTGGAGGCGTTCTGGGAGTCGCCGGCGGCGGGGTTGACGCGGACGGATTTCATCGAGGCGACGGTGGGCTGGCTGAAATTGGAGGGGGAGGCTTTCTGGATTTTGGATGATGACTGGCTGGCGCCGTTCCCCAGCGCCTCGGCGGGGAAACGGCTGACGCCGCTGATTGTGGCGCGCCCGGACCGGATGCGGCACGTTGTCAAGAATGGAGTTTTGCAGGGATGGGAATATGTGGACGGGGCGGGGCGCCGGGCGCTGTTGCTGCCGGAACAGGTGATCCAAACGAAGATGTGGAATCCCTACAACGAGTGGCGCGGGATGGCGGAGTTGAAGCCGTGCCACGACGCGGCGGAGGCGGATTTCCTGGCGGGGAAGTTCAATTTGAATTTGATGCGGAACAACGGGGACCAGGGAGTTTATGTCATCGCCAAAAGCGGGATGCCGACGGACACGCAGCGGCAGCAGATCGTGGATCAAATCCGGGAGAAGCGGGAATTGGCGCAGCGCGGGGTGTTCAAGCCGGTGTTTTTGGGCGGGGACGTGGTGATCGAGGACCCGAAAATCCGGGTGCCGGACGGGGATTTTAACGCGACGCGCCTGTAGAACCGGCATGAGATATTCATCGCCATGGGGGTGCCGGCTTCGATGGCGGATGTGAAGGCGAGTTATTCGATTGGGTCGGCCTCGGACTGGTTCATCTTGATCACGGAGACGTGCATTCCGACGGGGGAAAAGATTTGCGTGGCGATCAACCGGGTGTTGCGGCGGCAGAGCGGGCTGAATCTGCGGGCGAGCCTGAATTGGGATGAGCATCCGGTGATCCAATCGGTGCGGCGGGAACGGGCGGACACGGCGCAGAAGTATTTTCAAATGGGGGTGCCGCTGAAGGCGCTGAATGATTATCTGGACCTGGAATTGCCGGTGTGCCCGGAGTGGGAGAAGGGTTATCTGCCGTTCAATCTGGCGCCCGTCGCGGCCACGGTTTTGCCGGAGAAGGACGGGACACTGGCGGAACATACGGATGACACGATTGCGCTGTCCGCCGCCGCCAAGGCTATGGTGGATAAAATGCGGGAGGCGCTGGGGCCGGTGGCGCGGCTCAAGGCGGCGCTGGCGCCGGGATTGGCCTCGGCGTTTGCGAAGGCGTTGGCGGAGGTGGGGGATTTGCCGGGGCAAAGGGGTCTTCCTCTTAATCCTAATCTTAATCCTAATCTTCCGGGTTTGGGCGAAGGGGTCAGTGGGAAGGAAGATGAAGGATTCCGTCGGCGGGACGCCGACGGAGGCGACCGGGACGGTCGCGCTCCCGAAGAAACAACAGAGCGGCCGGAAAGCGAACTGGCGCAGTGGCGGGAGTTGATGGGACAGAGACGGGAGATGACGAAGGCGTTTGCCTCGCGGTTTAACCGGGAGTTGATGAAGGCAAGGATGGAGGCGCTGAGGAAGGTGGAGGGGAAGACACCCGGATTAGGATTAGGATTAGGATTAAGAGTAGGAGAAGAGGGCGGAAATGTGTTTGACCTCGAACTGTTTGCCAGGGGGCTGGCGGCGGGGTTGAGGACGGTGGCGGTGGCGGCTTTGCAGACGGCGGGGGAACAGTTTTTTGCGGAGATCGGACGGACGGAGACGTTTGTGATGCCGAAGGAACGGGCGGCGGCTTTCTTGCTCTGGCGGGAAGCGCGCTGGCGGGCGGCGGCGGAGACGATTCACCAAGAAATCATGGACGCGGTGGCGACGGCGGGGGAGACGGGCCGGGGGGAAGCGGTGCGGGCGCGGTTTAATGAAATCTCGAAAGGGCTGGCCGGCGCGGCGACGGAGGAAATGGGATGCGTCTATGGACTGGCGCGGGACGCGGCGATGCAACAGGCCGGGGTGACGAGCAAACGCTGGTTGAGCAGCGGACATGAACGGGCGCGGGCCTCGCACCTGGAGGCCAATGGACAGGTGGCGCCGGTGGCGGGGGCGTTCACGGTGGACGGGGAGAAGTTGCGGTATCCGTGCGATGAAAACGGGGCGGCGGGGAACACGGCGCGGTGCCAGTGTGTGGCGGTGGCGGGGGCGGGGTATCCGATGATTGAGGGTGGGCGGCAAGGTAGGGCGGGCACTCCGCTGCCCGCCGCGGCGCGCACGGAGTGCGCGCCCTGCCAATCAGGGCTGGGGGGGATGTCCGCGATTGACAGTGTTGCCACGGGAGAGAACGCCGCCTTGAAGCGTGGGGAGAGGAAATCCAGTCACGGCTCGACGGAGTCTCGCCCTACCGTGGCCGGGGAGAGGTTGGTGCGGATGATTCATCCGGAGGCGCGGATCGTGGACGCGGGGCGGGGGATTGTGGACTATATCGCGTCGGACGAAAGTATTGACAGTTACCGGGAGATCATCCGGGCCTCGGGCTGGCGGTTCCATCACTTTGCCAAGAACGCGCCATTTGTGGATTCGCACGATTATTCGACCATCGAGAAGTGCCTGGGCCGGGTGGTGGATTTCCGGGTGGAGGGCGGGAAGCTGATCGAGCGGGTGCAGTGGGCGATTGATGTGCCGGAAAACAAGCTGGCGCAGATCGGCTGGAAGATGACGCAGGCGGGTTATTTGAAAGCGGTGAGCGTGGGGTTCTTCCCGGTGAAATATGTGACGCCCAACTCCGGGGAGGGTTGGGCGGAACAGCTCAAGGAACTGGGGCTGCCGCCGGAAGCGCCCGTGCGGACCATTTACACGGAGCAGGAACAGGTGGAACTGTCGTGCTGCGTGGTGGGGTCGAATCCAAACGCGCTGGCCAAGGCCTACCAGGCCGGGGCGATAGACGACGCGGACATTGAAACACTTTCCATGGAATACTCCCGACGCGAAAACGCCGGCGCGGCCGATTCTCCTGCTCTTGCCGCGCGGGCCAGCGAGCAGGCGCGAAGGAGATTCGTGGAGAAACTGCAAGAGTTAGTCAAACAAAATTGTAACGATTCAGGCGGATGGGAAAGTTCCGCCGGCGAGACGCCGACGGGGGCGGGCGGGTCGCCCGCGCTCCCAGGGAACCGGAATAATTACAGAAAATGAAGGAAGGAAAAATATGAGGACCTTAAGCGACGAGCAATTCCAGGAGACCGTCCTGCGCGGCGTCAACGCCGTGGAGGAGAAATTCCAGACGGTGGAGCGCAACCAGGAAACCCTGCTCAAAAATTACGACCAGCTTGGCCGGGAGACCAAGCAGGCGATGGAGGAAATGACGCGGCTGAAAAACTCGGCGAATGACCGGGGCAAAATTCTCAGCGCGGTGCAAAAGCTGCAACTGCAACTGCGGACCGAAGCCATCGCGGCGGGGATTGACCCGATCCAGCGGATCATCAACGACCCGGAGAAGCGGGCGCGGCTGAACCTGGCGGTGCGGATGGCGGTGGACCGGAACGGGGACATGCGGACGGTGTGCGAGCCCATCGCGCGGGCCATCGGGGAAGACAGCGGGGAGGGCGCGACGCTGATCATCGCGCAGTTGTTCAAGGAGATCTACGACACGCTGGCCCAGTACGGGGACTGGAGCACACTGGGAGTGAGGCGCTTGGGCACGAAGGTGACGAACTTCCCGGTGAAGACGGCGCGGGTGATCTCGCAATGGCTGACGAGCGAGGCGGTGGCGATCCCGGACGACACGAACGAGGCGGGTTCGACCATGACGCTGACGGTGCTGCCGAACGCGGTGCTGTTGAACGTGAGCCGGCAGTTGATCGAGGACGCGGAGTTCGACGTGACGGCGGTGGTGATGGAGGACTTCCAGCAGGCGTGGAATCTTCGTCTTGACACGGCGGCGTTCACGGGGAACGGGACGCTGGACGGGAACAACGGGGGATTCACCGGGGTGTTCAACGCCGGGTTGAAGGCGACGGCGGCGCAGGGGAACACGAGTGTGTCGGCGCTGGATTTCGACGACGTGACGCGGGTGCTGACGACGGTGGCGCCGGTGGTGCTGAAGCGCAAACCGTGCTGGTGGATTCACCCGCAGATGCTGGTGCGCCTGATGGGGATCAAGGACAACAACGGGCGGCCGATCTTCCTGGGCGCGCTGGAGGCGCCGAGCTACGGAGCCATCGGGACGATCCTGGGTTTCCCGGTGATCGCGGTGATGGCGGCGCCAAACACGGACGGGGCGAACCTGCCGGTGGCGGCGTTCGGGGACCGGAGCGGGCAGGTGGTGGGGGTGCGGGACGACTTCGTGTTTGAATCGAGCGACCACTACCGGTGGAACACGCTGGAACGGTCGTTCCGGGCTTACGGACGGGCGGCGACGGGCTGCCGGCAGGCGAACGCGTTTGCGATTCTGCAAACCGCGGCGCGGTAAACCAAAGGCTGAAAGGCTGAAAACTGAAATGCTGAAATTGGAGAGTGAAAATATGAAAAAGACATTGTTGACAATAATGGAGGGAGCGGGGCGCTGGGCGGGGTGCGCGCTGGCGGCGGGGTGGCTGGCAGGGACGGCGGCGGAGGCGCAGCAATATGGACAGGCGCCGGTGACCCAAGGAGGGGCGGCCCTGACCAACGCGGTGCCGCTTTCGAGCACGAACGCGACGCCGAGCGACCCCATCGGGTTGACGAAGTACGGGGACGTGACGCTGGTGCTGCAATACAACCTGGCGGCGAGTGACGCGTCCGGGGGCGGAATGTGGTTTCGTTTCGCGGAGAGCGCGGACGGCACGAACTTCAGCAGCACGCCGCCGGCCAGCCTGGTGTTCCTGCTGCCAAGCAACAGCACGAACACGGTGACGCTGGTGACGAACGTGGCGGTGGGTTCGACGGGTTACCTGGAGTTGTTGTCCATGGGGAACAGCGCGACGAACACGGCGACGAACATCACGGTGCAGGCGTGGGTGAAGCCGAAACGGAACGGGTGAGGTGAAATTGGGAATAGGGAATTGGGAAAGGAAGAGGGCACGGGCGGCGGTCCGGCTGGGGCGGGGCCGCCGCTCTTAGAAAAGCTGAAAAGCTGAAAACTGAAATGCTGAAATGTGGAAATGAAGACGGGATCTGGTTTGGGACTCGTTACCTCGTCTCCTACAAAGCAGGAATGAAAATATGAATGTCGGACTTGGAAATTTGACGGAATTGAAGGGGCAGTTGCTGGCGGCGTCGCTGCGGGCGGACACGAACTATGACGCGGTGATCACGGGGATCGGTTTGGGGGTGGCGAATTTGTTCGACCAGTATTGCAACCGGACCTTTTGCCGGACGACGGGGGCGGTGGACACTTTTTCGGCGGACCGGCGGCATTGGTATTTGCGTTGCTTTCCGGTGGAGACGATCACGGCGATTGCGAAGAAGGATGATGAGACGGATGGCTATGTGGCGTCGGCGCTGCCGCCGGACAGCAGTTCGCTGATCCAACAAACGCAACTGGACCAGGGCTATATCATGTTCATCTCGCTGCAAGGCTATTTTTTCTCGCGCATCCAGGTGACTTACACGGGAGGATTTTGGTTTGACACGACGGAAAACGGGACGGGGGTGATGCCGGGGACGGCGACGGCGCTGCCGGCGGCGATCAAATCGGCATGGTACGCGCAGTGCCAGCATGTGTGGAAACGCTGGGACAAGCTGGGGGCGCAGATCGCGCAGAACCCGGAGGGGCAGTCGGCGTTGAGCGGCGTGGAGTTGATTCCGCTGGCGCGGGAGATGTTGAACCCGTTCAAGCGGATGCAAATGACGTAGGCAATGGATAATGAACAATGAACAATGAATAATTATTGACTATGGACCTTTTGCTGCAACTACAACAGGACTTGGCGGACAAGATTAATTCGGAGGGGGCGTTTTCGGCGATCTGGTGCGGGACTTACCGGGCGATGGTGATCTCGCAGGAGATCGAGAAACGGGGGCCGCATTTGACGGGGAAGAATGGAACGAAGGGATGCGGGATTCTGGTGCTGATGCCGACGCTGCACGGGATTTTTCCGAATGTGACGCCGCCACAGGGGGAGATCAAGCTGTCGTTTTGGATCGTGGAGAATCCGGAGATCAATTTCAACGCGGGCGGGACGCAACGGACGTGCGAAGAGGTGGCGCGGATGGTGCGGCAATGCGTGAATTTGTTCCAGATCGAAGGGAAGCTGGCGCTTTACCAGGAGGCGACGGTGATGACGCCGATCCACGGGATGGAAAAGATTTACCCCGGCTGCTGCGGCTACCAGGTGAACCTGACGGGGCGGATGTCGGAGACGGTGGTAGCGAAGTGCGCGCTGCCGGCGTTGAGCGAGGGGTCGTTGACGGTGACGCTGTCAACAACAGATGAGGGGGCGAGCATTTATTACACGCTGGACGGGACTTTTCCGGGGGCGGTGAACGCGGCGCCGGCGGGGACGGCGCAGGTTTACGCGGGGGCGTTCGCGGTGACGGCGGGGCAGACGCTGCGGTGGGCGAGTTATCTGGCGGGTTATTACGGGTCTGACTGCGGTCAGGCGACGATCACTTCGTGATCCGAGTTGTGAATGGTGAATCAAGAACAGTGAAAGGTGAAACATTATGAGCATTGCGAGAAGCCTGCTGGCCGGGGGGCCGGCTTATGTCAACTTTAATTCGGCGAACATCCCGCTGTCGGACGATTCGCGGCTGGAAATCGCGCCGGTTTACAGCGCGATCAGCGGGGCGCTTTATGGAGAGATGGACGACGCCTACACGGACTTAATGGTCAAGGGGACGAGGACGCCGCTAACCTACGATAATCTGGCGGTGCTGTGGCCTTACTTGCAGCCGACGATTGGACAGCGGATTTTCGGGAACAGCGACACGCCGTTCGAGTGGCTGTCAAGCAATGGCGACCTGATCACGGTGCGGGCGGGCGCGATCACGAGGATGCCGGAGATCATCCTGGGGGTGGACAAAGCGGCGATCGGGGCGATGGAAATTTGCGGGGTGGTCGGCTCCGGGCTGGATGTGGAGTCGGCGAATTCCTATTACACGATTGAAACGGGGCAGGCGTTCGCCGGGCCGGCGGTGCTGGCGAGCAAGATTCCGCGGCAGAAATACACGGCGGCCTGGGGCGCATCCGGGCTGGGGTTCAATTCGCTGCAGGCGCAGGAGGCGTGGACGATCAGCCATGAGTTGAAGCTGGCGCCGGTGAAAATCCAGGGGCGGACGGTGGACATGAAGGTTCTGAGCTACCGGGCGATGGCGAAGTGCCAGCCGACGGAGCCGACGATGGCGCAAATTGATGCGGCGTTGAGCGCGCAGGGCGGGCTGAAGCACGGGGGGAAGGCGTCCACCAACGCGAGCACGGCGGACCTGGTGATCAGCGGGCAAAGCACGGTGACGGTGACGGTGAAGAACGCGGCGATGAAGACGGCGGGATTTGTCTTTGGCGGCAAGCCGTTGCGCAACGGGGAGGTCGGCTGGGTCAGCACCCTGAATGTCAGCAGCGGCACCGCGACGGCCGCGCTGGTCCTGGCTTGATGAAAATCACTTTGACAGCATCTGGAGGCCCGCCGTTTGTCCTGGGGGACGACGCGGGCGGCTGGCCGATTGCCGACGGGTTTCGTCCGCGGCAGACGCGGTCGGCGCGAAGCCAGCCGCTGTTTCGCGGAGCCTACCGATCCAACCTGGCCAGTTTCAACCTGGTGAACCTGTTGGTGTTCGTGGTGGAGCGCACTTTTGCGACGCGCGAGCTGGCGCTCAATTTCATGGCGTCCCATGCGGACGCGGTTCCGGCCTCCGGGACGCTGACGCTTTACGATCTGTCCCCGTCCGGCCAGACGAAGCGCAGCTTGGCGGGCGCGGTGGTGCTGGAGGTGGAATGCGTGGAGCATGTGGGGGTGAGCTGCAAATTTCGATACACCGTTGTGGGAAATGGAGGCTGGCAGTGAAAAGTGAAAATCGGAAAGCAGAAATGAAGACTCAATTCAATCAGAGACTCCTTACGTCGTCTCCTACAATTGTAAATTACTAATATGAGCACACCCTTGACACCACTGCCGATCCGGCTGTTCTGCGACCTGGCGGCGCGGCTGCAAACGCTGATTGATCTGAACACCGGGTTGCCGCCGCAGTTCGTGCGCGGGGACGACATCGAGATTGACATCGGGATCGGATCGGCCGGGACGCTGCTGGCGCCGACGCTGACCAACATCGCCTCGGTGACGTGCCAGGTGTTCACGAGCGAGAATGCGACGGGCGCGCCGCTGATGTCGTGCAACGTGGCGGCGGCGGCGATGAATCTGGCGCTGACGGGGGCGCAATGGACAGGGGACACGACGCCCTTTTATCACGCGGCGTTCTTGTTCCCGAACAGCCAGACGGTGATTTCGCTGGGCGGGGCGAACTCGGCCAATTATTGGCTGAGAATATTCTTAACGACAGCGGACGCGACGGCGAAGATCGTGACCCTGGCGGAGGGGCCGATCACGGTGTTTGACGCGCCGGTGACGACGACGCCCGTGTCCCCATTGACGGGGAACGCGCGGTTTTTCACGGTGGGCGGGGTGGTCTGCCTCCAAATCAAGAGCGACACGGACGGGAAATTTTACACGCTGGGGGTGGAGAATGAGAGCGGGGTCCCGACGCTTTATTTGAGCGATGTGGGGTATTGAAACGGAGCGGCTAGAGACAAGCGACCAGTGATGAGAGAAGAAAGGAAGATTAAGATTATGATCAGGATTACGATTAAGAATATGAGAAAGGCGGCGATGTTGGCGGCGATGGCCCTGCTGCGGCTCACAGAGCCGCGCTCCCAGGCGCAGACGCATTTTGCTCTGCTGACGGACACGAACGGGAACGTGATCACGCCGACGAATTTTTTCGCGCAGAACGCGGGACTCATCGTGGCGCAGTTGACGAATGCGGCGGTGGTGGCGGCGACCAACGGCCATGCGGTCAACCTGACCCTGGACCATTTACAATCGGACGGGGGATGGTTGGTGTCCGATGGCAGCGGCGACCTGATCCGCACCAATGGCGGAGCGGCCTTGTTTGACGCCTTTCATCTCCAGGCGAGCGGCGGCGGCGCTAACGCGGCCCAGACCTGGTCTTTCGGCGGCGGCGAAGTTTGGGACGAGGAGCACAAGCCCGACCGCGACCATCTGGTCAACCTCATCCTCAATCTCGACCAATGGAACGCGGGCACCGACGGGACGACGACTTTTTTCAATTTGGCGGGGAGCGCGGCGGGCCTGACCAACATCAATCCCACCAGCAACAATCTGGTGGCGCAGATTATTCCCCGGGTGTTCACGACCAATCATCCGACGCGGGTGGTGTTTGACGGGGATTCGATCACCTACGGTTACGGGGTGTATCAGCAGGAAAGCTGGGCTTACTGGCTGGGGGTCATTCTGTCCAATTATTTTCCCAATGTGGTGGTTTCGATCAATGACGCGGTTTCCGGGTCGGTGATTCAGACCGTCCTCGGCCGCTACACCAACAATATCCAGCCATTCAAGCCAGCGGGCGGAACCAACGGCATCTATTGTCTTTGGGTGGGCGTTAATGACTTTATAGGCGCGTCGAATTTGACCACGGTGGAGTTGGACTATTCCAATTTGCTTTATGTGGTCGCGCGGGATGGGTGGCAAGTGCTCGCGTGTGTGCCTACGCCAAATACAGGATTCACCCCCACCAACTACTACAACTATCTGCAATTTTGCGATTGGCTTAGGCAAAACACAAATCAGGTAAGTCTGCTGGTGGATGTGGCGGCACAGTTTCCTTACGTGACAACTAATTGGTTTGAAGATGGGGTTGTGCATCCAAACATTCCGATGCACCAGGTCGTGGCGGCGATGGCATTCAAGGAGATCAGCACCCGCATGGTTGGACTCCCTCCCACTACCAGCGCCCCGAATGAGACTTACGGCCCTAATGGGTTCACCGTTCCCTATGGTGGCTTGACTGTAGGCGGCGGTCAGACGCTTTTGAACGGCCCGACCTATTCGAGCAATGGATACAGCCAGATCAGGATCATGGCTCCCAACTCGCAAACGGTGACTTTTGAGAACGCGCTGGGAGGGAGCACTTACAACAATTACGCCTCCTGGATCAGCAACCATATTGACGGGGTGAACCCCTCCACCCTCTCGGTGGTGGTGAATAACGGGCCGAATAACAACGTGGCCAATCCGGTGGTGGATTTCCTGGGGAACGGAAGCAGCGCTTTTCATGGAAACATTTCCGGCTCGGGCAATCTTAACATCGCCGGCCATGCTTATTTGGGTGATGCGGTAATGACAAATTATGCGGTGGTCGCCGTGGCGAATGCGCCGGGTTTGTATTTTTCGGAGCCGAACTCGACTTACTACTCCTTTGTCAGCAACTATGTTTCCGGCACGTCCCCTTCCGCCCTCTCGTGGTTTGTCAACACCGGCAGCAGCAGCACGGCCACCAGCCACGTCCTGGATATGCTGGGAAATGGCAACGCCATGTTTTTTGGCAATGTCAACGTCTCGGGCACGGCGGGGGTCAACGGACTCTACTCCACGAACAGCATTTGGGTGTATAATCAATATCCCCTGATCTTCGGCGGCAACAGCAGTTTCAACTATCGCAGTTATTTCGAGCAAACGGTGACCGGCTCAAGCCCGTCGGTGGAGACGCTCTACATCAATAATGGGACCGGCAGCGGCGCCAATGCGGTGGTTGATTTTATCGGCAACGGCAACATTGCGTTCTACGCCACCGCGTCGGCCACGAACGGCTTCGCCAGCTATGCCACCAACACCTTCAATTATTTGGGGGCGGCCGGCGCGACCAATGCGGGGACTAATGCGGTGATTCTGGTCGGGGTCACCGGCGTGTCCATCATCCAGTCCAACACCGTGTCCGGCCTCTGGTTCAGCCGCGGAACGCTGACCGCGCCGACCGACATCACTCTGCAACCGCACGGCGCGCTGCTGGGGAGCAGCATGGCGTGCGTCACCAATATTGCCTGGTGAGGCAGGGGATAATGGATAATGAACAATGAATAATGAATAATTAAAAAGTATGAAATCATGGCGAACTACCACGTTTGGCATCCTCTCCATCCTTTATGGGTTGTGGGTGGCCAAGGTCACTTACGTTGCGACGAACACGCTGCCATTCAACCTCTGTTATGTCTGGCCCGGCGCGATCGCGCTGATCCTAGTGGGCATTGGCCTGATCCACGCCCGCGATCACAAGTTCAAGGACAAGGAGTGAGGACTCCTTACTATGATTAGGATTAAGATTAGGAGGAAGGCCGAGTGAATTACGTGACGTTGCAATATGGCTCCATCGAGAAATCGCTGGCGGATTGGGGCGTCTCCACCTGGCGGCGCGAGGCCAATAACCAGGCCAGCGACTCGTTTGGTTTTGACTTGTTGACGCCCGCCGACGCCGCCGAAATCTTTCCGTTCGGCGCGATGATCACGGTCCGTCTGGGCCGTTCTCCGGCCTCCGAGCCATCCGCGACGGCTTCCGGCCTCCCGATCTCCGGCGTCACTTCCTGGTCCGGCGGGCAAACCTGGTTCGTTGGTTATCGCGCGCAAAACATCCGCACGGGGTCGCCGGAACTGGAGGCGTTCGATTACAAATTCGCCGGGCCGTGGGACTTTTTCTTCGAGCGGCTGGTGTTTCAAAAACTCTGGCTCACCTGGAACGGAGTCAAACAAATCGCGGACTGGCGCAGTCAAGTGGTGCTGGGCATGAGCGTCAACACGCTCACCGGCGCGGGGGACACGGTGGTGGGCACGACGGCGACCAACCTGATGACGATTGCCCAGCAATGCAAGGAGATCGCGGCTTATGTGGTGGCCCAGAGTTCCTACGAGCAGACGGTCAACGGGTTGGGCTGGCCGGCTGGCGCGCAGGTGCAAACGGACGCGCTCACGGCGGACAGCAATGGTAATTATCATTTGCTGCCGACGCCCGGCGCGAACATCAAGATTCCCGACTTCGTGCCCGGCTACACCGGCGCGGTGGGGGACACGAGTGTTGACACCAGCGGCATCATGCTGCGCGCGCCGCTGGACGCGGTGAACGACATGACCTGCGCGGAGTGTCTGCGGTGCGAGTTGCGCTGGATTGGCGGCCTCGGCTCGCCCGTCGTCTGGTTTGATTACACGACCTCGCCGCCGACGCTGCATGTCAGCACCCGTGATCAGTTGCCGGACATCACGCTGCCGATGGTCGGAGACACCGCTGCGCTGAAAATCCAGCGCCGGGACGATCTGATTCCGCCGTCCATCGCGTTCAAATACCGCATCAACGGCGAGGTGGACAGCCAGCCTTACAGCCTGATCGAAAACGATGTCGCCGCCACGGTGGAGGGCAACCCGGTGGAGGGCATCGGTGTTTATGGGCTGTTGAAGAACCTGATTGGAGGCGCGATTTCCTCGGACGCGCAGGTGCAGTTGCCGCTTCAGGCCAGGCGTTTCGGCGCGCAGATCGGGACGTTTGATTTCCAGGGTTTCTCCTCCAATGCCGCGTCCGCCTCCATCCAGACGGCGGCGTTGAATTTGAATGATCCCACTTCGAGCAGCGCCGCGCTCGGCTTCTGGACCGCGCTCTTTCCCGACCTGGCGAATGTGACGGGGCTGACGTTCTATAACGAGGGCAATCCCGCGCTGACGGTGCTGAATCATGCCGGGGACGCCATTGACACCGGCACTTTCGCCAACATTCTGCTTGACGGGCAGGTCGCGCCCTGGATGTTCACCGGAAACAATCCGGCGACCGGTTCAGCCGGCCAGACGGCGGAAGCCACCCTCACGGTCTATTTCACCTACGCGGAAAGCGCGACGCCGCCGACCGGGAACATGGCGGTGAGCGCGGCCACGGTTCCCTTTCATGAGCGGACGATCAAGGTCCGGCTGACCAATCTCTCGACGGGGACTTATACTTCCACGGGCGTGGTCACGGCGGGGGAGCCGGTGCCTTACGGTTTGGCGGGATATATTTATGGCATTGAAACGATCCCGCAATATCAGGGAACGATCAGCTTCCAGGAGGATGTGGTGACGGACCTCTGTCCCCTGGGCAACTGTTTGAATCTGAGCGGCGGTC